CTGATGCGGGTTCGCCCGTGTTATTGTCGGATAATACGCACGTTATATTAAAACTGGTCGCAAAATAGGGGGAGGGCCTATCAAAAATTTTAGAGAAGAAATTTTGCCCCCACCCCCCTCCCGCAGGGGGCAGCTAGCCCCTACCCTTGGGGTATGGTGTGCAAGCTCGCTTGGGGTTATTGTTTGGCATATTGGAAAGGGATATAATGTCTGGCCGATTGGGGATTCGAGTTGGCATGATTCTTGCTACGCGCAGGCGCGCGCGTTATTCTTTCTAGCGGGGCGGGAGATAGCCCACGGCTATCGTTTGGGGATTCTCGATTAGAATGTTTTTCGTAAAATAAATTTGTAACCCTGCGATCACCGTATATAATGTAATCATACACAGCCGGAATGGTTCCGGCGGTATCATTCACGAGAGGCTCACCATGAGAACATATTACGAGATTACCGACGACACGGGCGCCCCCGCAACACGGGCACAACGCAAGGCACACGGCACCCCTGCGTACGGATACCCCACCCTAGCCCATGCCCTCATCGTGTTCCGACGGTACGCTAAAACGGGCTGGCGCATATCCGAGCGTCATTGTAACGGATGCGCCGACTGGGCAGGCCAGACAATCACCATTAAGACGGAAGGGGTATAATATGAATACACGAGTCAATGCGGTTTATAACCGTATCAGGACAGATCGCCACGGCATCGCCGTGTGCCAAGAATCAATCAACGGATGGGATTGTTCCTATAATCCTGATGATGATCGCTGGCACGCGGGGGATTGGAACGAATACGGCGATTTAATTACGCGGCGCACGTTTCAGGGTACGATCAAAGGCTTTCAAAACATGAGGGATTTTTGCATGAGACACCAGCCGCAGAATCCGCGTTAGTATAGCACGTTATGCCCCTGCCCACGCGGGGGTATATCGGGCAATACCGCCCAAGACAAAATGGAGGTTCACCATGTCAGAAATTAAAATGAAGTCTAACGCAACGATGGCTGTAGAAATTGATCGCGCCAGTAACCGTATCACGTTCACCGTTCGAGACGCGGGGGAAATTGTGCTCGATATGTCGCGCCTGTCGCCAGAGGTTCTCGCCTATGCCGCATTTCACGGCATGAAGCAGCGCATCGCCGACGCCGCAGCCATGTCACGCAACCCCGAGACCGGCGCACCGGCCAGCCCACAGGATAAATTCGACGCGATGCAAGCCCTTGTTGCGCATTACACCACGGGCACGACAGAATGGGCGGTTCGTGTCGCATCCGGCGGGGCGGCAAAACCATCAGGCCTGACCCTTCGGGCATTGGCGGATGTTCAAGGCCTGGACATCGCCACAATGCGCGAACGTGTGGATACCTTGGCCGAGCGCAAAGGCACCACGCCCGCAGCCCTGTTGCGCGAGCTGGCGAAAGCCCCCGCAGTGGCGAAGCGCATCGCGGAAATGCGAGCGACATCCTCGCCAGACGCAGACGAATTGCTGGGCGAGCTGGCCTAACAATTCGGAAAGAGTTGCAAAACAGCCCCGGCTTCGGTCGGGGTTTTTTGTTGCCGGAAAACGGGGGAAATGCGCCATGTCAAAATGCCCGCCACGGCCACACAATCGCGCCATACGGGGCGAACGTGGGCGGGCATGGGGGTATGTATGGGCGGGGCTTTTTTAGCCATGCCAACAACAACAACGACAACAACCATAACAACAGGGGAACATGGTTAATTTTCTCGAAGGCTATTTTACGCCCCTAAAAACACTCTATATATAATGATATTATTTTTTTTTATATATCGTTTTAGAAGTGGGGGGTCGGTCTGTGGGTGAGAATCAACCATGTTCCGCTGTTGTTGTGGTAGTTGTTGTTGTGGTGGTGGGGTATAAATCGGCCAAAATCCCCGCAAAATCAAAGGGTTCCGCAAAATGCGCATGACTTGATTGACAACAACAACAACAACGATATAATGGCATAACGGTGCAAAATGCGCACGAATATGGAGGAAGCTATGGCAAAACGAAGATTTACACCCTCGCAGATAATGGTTGTACGCGACCGCGTGCAGGCGGGGGAGAGTAAGAGGATTATCGCGGCAGAGTATGGTGTAGGGACAGAGACTATTGCTAGGATTTGTCGAGGAGATACTTATGGCTATGTTGCACGATCGGCGGAAGAGAGTGCTAGGCGAGTGGCCGAGTTGGTGGGGGTTGAGGAAAGCGGAATTGCAATACGTCCGACAGCGATGATGCTGGAAGCCCAAGAACAGGCGAATGGGAAAGCAAAGCCGAGTGAAGGGCTGCTGAGAGAACTTGGGCGGGTAGAGAAAATTCCGCCGATGTCGGAAGCTTTGAAAGCACTTGCAAAACCGGAGGTGAAAGGGACGTTTGGAAAGATTGCTGACGTTGAAGAGCCGGAACGGGAACTACCGCCAGGGGTGTATAATATACCGGAGATAGGGGGATGAAACTAAGAAAGATTAAACCGGAAGGGCGGGAGAGGATGCGCCTTCGCGCCAAGACGACCGCACACGTGGTTAGGGAGTTGCGGTTTCGGCGGTGGCGGGCAGAGATATTGGAACAGGAACTAACTTGGGTTAGGCTTGCCGAAGGTACAGGACTCGACCCGAAAACGGTAAAACAAATCTGTACGTCACGGAGAACCTGGAAGCACGTTTATCCGACTCAAGAGCAGTACAGGGAACTTGGAAAACTGGAAGGGCACTTCGGGTTGGAAGAGTTTTTTAAAGCTCGGAAACGGGCGTATGAGGAAGAAAGGTGGGAAGAATGAGGGAATTGATGCAGCTGGCACTCGTCTGGATTATTGTCTGGGTCGGGGTTACGGTTATTGAGAATGGGATGCTGGACAAATGGATAGAAAACTTCTTGAAGTAGTGCGGGAGAGGCTCGACCGAGATAGGGAAAACTTTCTCACGGAATGTCTGGTTTACGGGGCTGTGGCAATCGGGCTGGCAGTCTGGATTTGGAGGAGTGTATGATGGAAAAGCTGGAATATGGGATGTTAGGGCTTCATGCAAGCTCGGGACAGACAGGGCGAATTAGCCAAGTTGGGGCAGGTGGAAGGGTCGGCGTCTTTCGGACAAGTTCGGGGACGAGCTTTTCGGTGAGCGCAGATGAGATGCGGGAGCTGGATTGGACACCCGACGAGCTGGAGAAGCTGGAGCTAGAATGCTTAAGCGTCCCGCACCATGAGGTGAAGTATGTCTATCTGGATGCCCGGCATGGCGCGAAGTGAGGGAAGGGGGTATATCCCCTGGCTACGGCGGCAAGCCCGCTGGCAAGTTGCCTATGTGGAATGTCTGGTAGAGGGGCGGGATGTGAGTCTGGCTCCGAAAGTCTGGGTAGCACTTAATCAACCTATGCAAGGAGAATTAAATGTTTGAGCTTGAAGTGGAAAGGCTGAGAACCTGCTGGGTTGTCAGGCCAAAAGGGCAACTTGGAACGCACGGCTGGGTAGATGGGAAAGCTTGGTCGGCGTATTTTAGTCGTGCGGCAACTGCGGAACGTGCACTGGTGGAAGCTAAGCGGCATCGGTTTGGTTGGTAAAGGAGATTAAAAATGACGAATGAAAATCTGGAATTGAGGGTTTTGATGGTGCGGGAGATGATTGTGGAAACCCTGCGCATGATAGACGAGGCAGGGCTGGAAGATGCGGAAAAAGCAGCCTTGGTCGGGATACTTGCGGGACGAAAAGGGGGGCATCGTGGCGAAAACAAAACTCCGGCGTAAAGATGGCAGGCTGACGGCGTATGGGCTAGCCTGTGGGTATGTGGAAAAGTTTGAGGCCGGTGGAAAAATCTTGACATTATGGCATGAGGGCGGTACAGTGTACCACGTTCGGCTGTACGATCTGGATAATCATACGCGAGTCTTCTGGGAGGTGTGCGAAAAACTCACCGAAGCTCGGAAATTGTTTGATGTGACTAAGAAGAGGATGCAAAATGCGGAAATACACAGTTGAGGAAATTCAGGCTGCCGAAGCCCACGGGGAAGGGTTTTGTCTGAATTGCGGGCATCGGCAGGAAGCCCCGCAAACCGAGCAGCCCGTGACGCAGTGTGAGGAATGCTGGGAGTTCGCGGTGATTTCGGCAGAGGAACTGCTCGAAAATCTTGAAATTGTGGATATTGAAGGGAGTGTTGAGCGATGATGGGACGGAAAGAGCTGCGGGCGGTCGCGGCGGGGGTTGTGGCAGAACCCCCGATGATTCGGGCCAGGCTGTGCGTCAGGTTTGGGCGGATATTCAAAGGGGAGAACCCCCGCTTCGACGCCCAGAAATGGGTGGAGGCTTGTGGGGTTAAACATCCGGACATAGCGCTGGCAAGGATTGTCGAAGACTGAAAAAGTCTTGGTTGACATTCTCCGGAATATGGGTATAATTGGAAATATCGGGCGGGTTATCCGCGCATAATACGCCCGAACCGATAAAAGAAAGCGAGGCTCTACAATGTACGATAAGACTAAGGTCTATGAAGACCAAATCCTTCCGCTGGTCGAACAAGTGTTCGCAGTGGCGAAGGAGCATGAAGTGCAAATCCTGGTGCAAGTGCTGATCAATCAGGAATTGGACGAGGAGAAACAGGTAGATCGAATTGCTTCCCTGAGAGTTCGGGGGGCTGGAGAACCGCCGGATATGTTCCTCCTGATCAATGCTATGGCAGCGGGGCAGTTAAAGCCGGAAACTATATTCGAAGCTCTACGGTTTTATGAACAATTCCAAGCGTTCAAAGCGACCATGCTAGAACAGGGTTTGCGGGAGATTCCACCAGCCGGTAATGCGTAAAGTACCCTTCGAGGGGATTCTCACGAGTCCCTTCGGGGGAGGGCTTTCCTCCAGGAGTTAGACCAATCGCCACTAAAGGATGGTCATTTTACAAAGGAAACAAGCTATGAGCGAAGTTCAAAAGAAGGCTCCGACGGAAGTCGAACAAGTCCAGATGTCTGATGGTCGCGTTGTCGGCTTTGCCGGTAAGCGCAAACTGATCAAAGATACGAGCATCGAAGGTGGTCAAGCGAGCGTTCGCTTCGACTTCCGTAACGGCGAGACTCGGACGTTTGTTGTGCCGCAAGATCTGCTGCTGCAATTCGCTGCTCACGGCGCCAGTCAGAAGATTGGTGACGAGACCGCTGGTGAAGAGAGTGTGGATGACATGGTGATCGCTGTTGAAACGATCACTGAACGTCTGGCTCGTGGTGAGTGGGGTGTGACTCGCAAGGCAGGCGATTCGTTCTCCGGCGCTTCGGTGGTCATTCGTGCAATTTGCGAAGTCACTGGCAAGTCGGTTGGCGAAATCAAGGATTTCCTGCAAGCCAAGCTGGACGCAGCCGAAGCCAAGGGCGAGAAACTCACCCGCGCAGCTCTGTACGCTTCGTTCCGCAATCCGGCATCGAAGACCGGCCAGGTTATCGAACGCCTCGAACGCGAGAAGAAGTCCAAAACGGCAGTCAATGCCGACGATCTGCTGGGCGAACTGGCGTAAGCCAGACCTCTCAGGTCTGCCCCTTCGCAAGAGGGGGTTTTCCTGAGAGAGGGCAGCGGGTAACGCAAAGGGCCGTCTCCCAATTTGCCGCACCTGCTGCCCGCCTCTCAACCAAGACTAAAAGGAGCTCTTATGAACAAAGGCTTTCTCATATCACACCGAGATATGAAAAATCGCTGTAACAATTCACACCATCCAGCGTACCCACGCTACGGCGGTCGTGGTATTACCTATGACCCTACTTGGGAAACCCCGGAAGGGTTTGCCGCAGATATGTTAGCAACTTGGTTCGATCACGCTACTATTGATCGCATCGACAGCAACGGAAACTACTGCAAAGAAAATTGTAGGTGGATTACTAAGGCAGAACAGAATACGCTAGGTCGGCAAGGTCTAAGAACCAACAGCCGCAGTGGTGTTAAAGGTGTTGAGCTGTTTCGTGGTGGGTATAGAGTCTTAGTCCGAGAGCGTGGTTATCCACGAAACCAAGGCCCAAAGAAAACGCTGTACTCTGGCCCATCGCTTGAAGAAGCTATTAAAGTTCGCCAGGCTTGGGAAGCGGAACAATTAGGTTTTTAGGCGTTGTAGTGGTGGTACACTGAACGCCGAGTCGCCAAGATGAAATTGAGCCTCCACTTGGCGGCGGGGTCGGACGGGAGGGGAATTGAATTGCCCCTCCCAGCCACCTTTCCGGAGGTTCCCGTTTGCGGGGCGGTATCCCTGCGAGGCTCACAATATGAACGAAAGAGTAGAAGTACTCCCCCAAGAGGTGGAGGAAGAAGTTGCCCTGTGCCCGGATTGCGGGGATTGGACAGTGCTGGAAGACGGGGTGTGCCCGATGTGCGGGGAAGAGTACATCCACCGCGAGCATGATGATGGAGATATGGAGAGATAATATGCCAGAAGTTCCCGACGATTTCCTGACACCGGAAGATGCCCAAGCATGGCTGCGCCGAATGCAAGACGAGATAGACCGGCTCGAGTGGCTGGCTGACCACCCCCAGGAGGATGACGAATGAATATCTTTGTGCTAGATGAAGACCCCCGCGAGGCTGCGCAAATGCAGTGCGACAAGCACGTAGTTAAGATGGTGCTGGAAACCGCCCAGATCCTCTCGACGGTGAATGGCGGGCCGTATAAGCCGACACACCAGAGGCACCCTTGCGTGCTGTGGGCGGCGCAAGCTCGGGATAACTACGCTTGGCTAGTCGAACACGGCCTGGCCCTGGCACAGGAGTACGCCGAACGGTACAGGAAGGTGCATAAATCGACTGCAGTCATTCGCCAACTCGAGCAGCCGCGCACAACCCTCCCGACAGGTTCAACCCCCTTTGTGCAGTGTATGCCCGAGGGGTTTCGCGGAGAAGATCCCGTGGAGGCTTACCGAAAATACTACCACTCAAAAGAGTTCGCCGCGTGGAATCGTGGGCGAGAAGCCCCCTGGTGGTATGGCCTACCCCCTTTCCAAGGGGAGGTGCACCATGCTTGAAGTCGAGGTTTACTGGAGCCACGTCTGGATTCCGGTCTGGGTGCTGGTGGGAGTGGTGTTGTTCGCCGGACTGGTGGGGTGGTGGGTGAGGGGGCTGGAAAAATGACCGAATTTCCTTGGTGCCTGGTGGTGTGGCTGCTGGCCATGTGGTGTATAGGATTCTGGATGGGGAGAAATTATGACTGACAATATAGAGCAGGAGCCGGTGTGGGGTGTAGAAGAGTGCGACCGTGTTATTAAAACGCTTCGATATATTCAAGGAATTGCCGAGCGTGGCTTTGGTAGGGTAATGCGGGAGGATGAAACTATCGAGCAGTTTGTGCTTGGTTATGTGAAACAGCTTGAGGCCGCCCCTGTTCCTGTAACAACACCCGATGTATGCGGTGAAGTCTGCGCCCGAGCAAATCTGTGCTACGGATGCAACAAAGACCTTGAAGAAGCTAATGCGAAGTATGCCGAGCAAGCAGAGCAGGAGCCGATGGCTATTGGCACAGAGTGGAAGCCCTGCATGAAGTTACCTGTAGTTGTCCATGTACGTGAACAGCGAGAAGGCGAAAGTCATGTCAGCACACGCGAGGGCATTACGCCTGTTAGACCAGACGATTTAATTATGCGTGGCGTAGCTGGTGAGGAATACCCGATTGGCTGTGAGTTGTTCAACAAGACCTACACATTTGATACCGCCGCCCCTGTCCGTACAAAAGACCTGACTGCACAAGAAAAGGCGAACATCATCTACGCCGCAGATCATAGAAATCCTATGGCGATGATTGACGCTGCCATTGCCGCATACAAGGAGAAGAACAAATGACAACTGAACAATACTCAATTGGTTATGACCAAGGTTATCAAGACGGCATGAATGATGCACTAGCCCCGCAGCCTGTGAAGCAGGAGCAAGCAGAGCAGGAGCCGGTGGCTGAAGTTGTATTGCGTAAACAAAGCGTTGGGTTTGGTAGAACAGAGGAACGCAAAGACATTCAGTTTCTTGCCGATGTTGATGTCGGTACTAAACTCTACGCAAAACCACAACAGCAAGAAGAGCAGGAGCCGGTGGTTTGGACATACACCAGAAAAGGGATATACGACAAACTTACTGAACTTGGCGCGTCAATCGCCAAGTCTTGTTGCAATGTGCCTGACAAAAGGTGTGGTGCTGACGAATGGGTTTTGCAAACTGTTCAAATTGAACTACTGCTTGATGCGCTAGCCACCCCTGTCCGTACAAAAGACCTGACGGATGATGAAGCGCAGAAACTTTGGAATGACACAAGTTCAATCGTGCCTATGTGGGCGCACCATCTGCATTTTGCCCGTGCCATTATTGCAGCTGATAGGGAGAAGAACCGTGCGTGACCCTGTATATGACTTTATGAAACAGCACTTCAAAGGCAAATTTGATGCCGACAGAAAGCGGTTTTTAAATAATGCTATTGCTTTGGATGACGGTGGTTGGATAAAGCATACCGAGTTTCATTGGTCACGCATTGTTGATGGCAAGCGTTTGGATTACTGGCCGAGCCGCAAGAAGTACATGATTGACGGGAAGGTAAGACGTGGTGATGTTTACGCCGTCATTGCCGCGCATAAGGAGAAGAATCGTGGATAACATCCTAGTCGCAGTGCCTCGCAACGACGCACTGGTGCGACGAGCAATTACCAACTTAAAAGAATGTATCGAAATGCTTGAGACTAACCCTGGTATAATCCACAATGGCGGCATGTTAGTTGTTTTCTGCGGGGAAAAAATAGAGGGAGACGAGATACAGAGTTGGGTGAAGACTTACCACTCAATAGACTCTACACTCAAGCTCGTGGGTGCTCTTCAGCGAGCACTGTACGATTTTATAGTAGAAGGAGACCCACAATGAACACCTTCCTCCGCACCTTCCTCCCCGCAGTCCTCCTGACTTCCTGCCAGCCCGCACACGCCCAGGAAGTCCTCTGGGTCACCGACCTCTCCGGCAAGCCGGTCGCTCAAGTCACGCGCACCGGAAACGCCTACTGGCTCTACGACGGGGACGGCATACCAGTCGGCATGGCAAACAGCTCCGCTCCTATGCCAATAGACTTCCCGCAGGTAATACGGAAACCAAACATCCCTTTGGAAAATGTTATTGACACGAACGAATTATCCGTATATAATACGAACATGAAACGCCGAATCCGGCCACAATAACCCGCTCACCTTGGAGGCTCCCCCATGTCACACAACCCTATGCCCAGCCGCAACCGCGACCCACTACCACGCCGAGCGTATCACAGCTGTGGTGACGGCACATTCTACTCATCCGCCTGGGACATACCCGCCATACTCTCCGCCCTCATGTCTGGCGGCTGGTTCGCAGCGTCCGGCGCATATGACTTTGCGTCCCGCCAGTGTGCCGCCTACGCACACACCGCGCAGGATTTCTTTGACACCATGCGAAATAACCTTAACAAACAGGAACCCACCGAATGAAGCACCCCTCACGCTACCCCACTCTCGGCCAGATCAGGTATGCCTACCTGTCCCAGGTGCTCGAAACCCACGGCGATGGGGGCTTTTCCCCCGAACTTCGCCTTGGCATTATCCGCCAGGCAATTCGCGGGCTGTCACTCGCGCGACTCCACACAGCTCGCCACCACATAGAGAACGCTATCGCCGCCGCCCACGCAGCGCGAGCTGCACGAGAGGCCTGACCATGCCACGCCGCCCGAACGTCATCCCCTCCATCGGCATCCACCTGATGCTGCCCGAAGACATCTACACCAAGCTAACGCTGTTCCTACACTCCGACCTCGAAGGCCGCGTTCCGAAGGGCGCTTACCAACGCCTCTTCATCAAGCTCATCAACGACTTCTTTCATTCCCGCCGCCTCGACCTACAGCCGTTCGGCCTCCCGCAGGGCTACCACGTCACCGGCCCTAAGGAAATGATCGAAGCCCTCGAAACCCTACTTAAGGAGCCACGCTCGTGACCGCCCAATCCCCAGAACTCCAAGCCAAGATCTCCATCTGGCGCACCAAAGCCCTCGACGGCACTATCACTATGGACGAGATGCGCGAAGCCATCGCCGCCCTTCGCCAGGGCCGTGTGTCCGCAGCCCACGCTTCCGAAGGTGCCCGCCGCAAGACCGCCAAGGTAGCCATCCCAGCCGCCGATGACCTGCTTGCCGAACTCGGAGGCCTATGATGGCCGCCCTTCGCCATTGCTGCGGTGAGTGTTCCCACTTCCTCCCGAATACCCCCGCCGGTTCCGAGGGCGAGTGCCGCCGGTATCCGCCAGCGGTTCAAATTGTGATGATGCCTTCGGCGGTAGCCACAGGCCGCGGGCCGTCATTGACCCCACAACCTCTCTCTACCTTCCCCGCAGTGACTGACGATCTCCTATGCGGTGAATTTAACCCTCGGCCAGGCGGTTCCTCGCCTTTGGCGCTGATTTAATCCTCAGGCGGCGGAACGCCGCCCCCAAGACAACCAAGACAGGAGGCTCTACCATGACCGAACGCCCACCGTTTCCCAAGATTCTCGACTCAACCATGATTGCCAGCTTTCGCAGCTGCCCTCAGCGATTTTACCGCGAGTATATCCAACACTGGAAATCCAAAGACCCCTCCGTCCACCTCGTAGCTGGCGGTGCTTACGCCAAGGGTCTTGAGGTTGCCCGCGTCGCGTACTACCAGGACGGAATGCTTGCCGAAGACGCTATCGCCAAGGGCCTCATGGCGCTCATGCACGCTTACGGAGACTTCGAGTGCCCGCCCGATTCGGCCAAGTCTCTCGAACGTACCGCCGGAGCTTTCGAGTATTACTTCACACAGTACCCCCTCGGTTCCGATGCTGCTACCCCCATCACCCTCCCGTCCGGCGACAAGGGCGTAGAGTTTTCTTTTGCCGAACCAACTGACGCAACGCATCCAGTTACCGGCGACCCTATCCTCTACGTCGGTCGTATGGATATGATCTGTGATTACGCTGGAGGGGTATTCGGTTTGGATGATAAGACAACATCCTCCCTCGGGGCATCGTGGCCGAAGCAATGGGATCTCCGTTCCCAATTCACGGGGTATTGCTGGGGCGCTGGTCGTGCCAACCTTCCCTTGCAGGGCTTCCTCGTCCGCGGTCTGTCTATCCTCAAGACCAAGTATGACACCATGCAAGCGGTGACGTTCCGCCCTGCCTGGATGATTGACCGTTGGTACGAGCAACTCCTCCGCGACATCGAGCGCATGAAGCAGATGTGGGAGTCTGGTGTATGGGATTATTCACTCGACCACGCCTGCACAGAATACTCTGGCTGTGCCTTCCGTCAGGTCTGCCTATCCCTTGACCCGCAACCATGGCTCGAAGGTTCATTCTCGCGCCGTATCTGGAACCCGTTGCTCCGTGAAGAGGAGGTGGTATCGTGAGACTTAAATCCTTGGAAATTAGCCGTGACTGGTGTAATCACGACCAGTACAAAGGTGCGATAGAAATTGATGGTGAAAGTTCGGCAATGAAGTTTAAGCTTGATAATGACCGAGCTCTTCGCTTTCTTGAACTAGCCCTCACCGAATTTAAGCTCCAGTCCGATGACTTCGCCCAGAACCTCCTCTCAGACCTCAAGGCCGTGCAATGTCAGAACCTCTTGCCATCTACACCTGCTTCGACGGAACAGTCCCTGTAGGTGAAATTCAACATGAACGTGGAGTTTGGAAAGGTATCAACCACCTTCCCTCCTGGGCATTCTTCTGCCCTCGGTGTGGAGAAATCTGGGGACGTGTTGTTAGAACGTCACCAGCCGAAAACCAACACTGGCTTGTCATGCAGCGCCCATGCGTTGCTCATGGTGACGGCCAGATGCTGGTCGGCCAAGACCTCAACCGATGCAGCCAAGCTCTCCTCCAACGCGAACTACTCGCAATTTTAGAAAGGTATCCTAATGTCTAACGCAATCGGCCCGAAGATTCTTATCGAAGGCCCCTCTGGAACCGGCAAGACCTACGCTCTCGGCAAGCTAGTCGAGTGGGCTGCCGAGAACAACACCGAAGTCTTCGCCCTGTTCACCGAGAACGGTCTCGAAACTCTCCTCGGATACTGGCGCGATCGTGACCTTGAAGTCCCTGCCAACCTTCACTACCACTCCACCCTCACCAAGCCACTTGCGCTCGACCAGCTTCTCAAAGCGGCTGACAACGTGGGTAAGCTCTCTTACGAATCCATCACCAAGATGGTTGATGCTAACCGGGGTGGTGACAACAATGCTTTCTACAAAATCCTTCAAGCTTGTTCTGATTTTCCTGACGATCGCAGTGGGAAAAAGTTTGGGCCTATCGACACCTTCGGTATTGATCGCATCTTTGTCATTGATTCTCTTTCTGAATTGGCTAACGCAGCTTTCAAGATGGTGATTGGGAGCAAACCCACCGCCTCCATGCCTGACTACGGTGTCGCCCAGAACAACCTGATGAACTTCCTGCGCCTTTGTACGCAGGGCTTGCGCTGCACCTTCGTTATGACAGCCCACGTTGATCGTCAGCAGGATGAAATCACCGGCGGCATTAAGCTCATGACCAAGGCCATCGGTAAGGCAATGTCGAACGATATTCCGCAGTTATTTTCGGACGTAATCTACTGCGTCCGCGAGGGTACGAATTTCTACTGGGACACCGCCGCCGCTAACGTCGATGTCAAGACCCGCAACCTTCCTATTGCGTCCAAGCAATCCCCTGACTTCCGCATCATCATGGACAAGTGGAAGAATCGGAACGCAGTATGAATCCCGAAAAAACTTTCATCGGCGCAGCTTGCGCCCATGTGCCGCAGCCTAATGGGGCCAAGACCAAATACCCACGCATCGGCTCGGTTTTCCAAGACTCCGAAGGTCGCATCAGTATTAAGATCGACTCCATTCCAATTGCATCATCTGACTGGTCGGGCTGGATAAATGTATTCCCGCCTAAGGATGATGAGCCCTTTTAAGTATGAAAACTGCTGAAGAACTTCTGGCAGAAGCCAAGTGTTTGAATCGACAAACGCGGCACAATGTCATCCTAGCTAGTATTATTATAACCATCAGTCTTATCATAACCTTCATCAACCTATACCAGGGGTCGTGACTGACCCTGTTATGCAAGTCCTCAACTTCAGTCACTCAACGTAGCAACCTTTCAACTCAAGGAGCAATACAATGTCAATGTTCAATCCCGACACCTTCCTCGACGCAACCATCGAAGCCCCAACTGAAAAGCGTCCACCCCTTCCTGCTGGCGATTACACCGCTGTCATCGGTGAGGTCAAGTCGCGTGCATGGCAAGGCAAGAAAGACCCAACCAAGTCGGGCATCGCTTGGGACATCCCGCTGACGCTGGAAATCCCCGCCGATGTACAGACTCAACTTGGTCTGACGCAGCCGACCATCACGCTGACCGACAGCATCATGCTCGACCTGACTGATGCTGGCACCATCGACAACTCGCCCGGTAAGAATCGTGGCCTTCGCAACTACCGCGAAGCTCTCGATATGAACAAGGCTGGCGATGTGTTCTCGGCTCGCAAGATGACTGGCCAAGCCGTTCGTGTTAAAGTCAAGCACGAACTGTACGAAGACCAGATCATGGAGCGTGTGGGTGGCGTAGTCCGCGCTTAATCGCGCAACTCTGGGGGAGGGGAAACCTTCCCCCTCTTTCTACTTGGAGATTGAAATGACTGACCTCGCAGCAACTCTTGAAGAACGTGGCACTCGTTACGGGAAGTTTACCGGCCACGCCGAAGTAACCATGGACATCAAGCGCATCATCCGCTATCACTTGGAACAGAAAGAAAAAGTCCTCGATGATGATATGATGGAGTCCCTAGACATGATCGCCCACAAGATCGGACGTATAGTCAACGGTGATCCTTGGTACGCCGACAGCTGGGTAGACATCGCTGGTTACGCCAAGCTTATCTCGGACAGATTGTTGGGCGTAGGTGAAAATGCCGTTGTCACATTAGCCGAGGCTGGTGTTCCCATGCCCGACTTTCCTCAAGTAACTCTCTTGGACGCGCAATGAACATTGCTATTCTCGATACCGAAACCACAGGCATTGACAATTCTGAGGTTGTTGAAATCGCGCTGATGGGTTTGGCCGCAGACCTTACGCCGACAGGCGAAACTCTATACGCCCGCCATTCTCACACCAAGCCGATGGCGCTCGGGGCTGTTGCTGCGCACCACCTTCTTCCCGAAGATCTGGAAGGCCAACCTATCTTCAACGCCTCTTCTCTCCCCAGCCTCACTTACATGATCGGGCACAATGTAGACTTCGACTGGAAGGCCATCGGTTCGCCGCCGCAAGTCAAGCGCATTTGCACTCTCGCTCTCGCCCGTCGCACCTGGCCGACCCTCGATTCATACTCTCAGACAGCCCTCCTTTACCACCTCCACGGCCAGACAAGTCCTGTCCGCGACCGCCTCCGTAACGCCCACAGTGCTGCCGTAGACATCGAGATTTGTCTTGACATTCTCCGCGCAATATGCGATAATGCCGGAATTACAGACATCGAACAACTTTACGCTGCCTCCGAAGCCGCCCGCATCCCAACTGTAATGGGGTTCGGGAAGTACAAGGGCACCGCAATTAAAGATGTTCCGCGTGACTACGTCCTCTGGTATCGTCGCCAAACCGACCCAGATCCTTTTTACCTTCAAGCATTTAAGGATGCCGGTAAATGAAACATTTTGCTTTTTTATCTGACATCGAAATACCAGCCAATCGTCAGCGTCGCGAGTTTGACCCAACAGCGCTTAACGATCTGGCCGATTCCATCGAGCGTCTTGGGCTGATGCACCCGCCTGTTGTGAGACAAGTAGGTGACCAGCTTGTTCTCGTAGCCGGTGAGCGTAGGTTCCGCGCAATATCAGACCTTCACGACCTTGGTAGAACCTTCCAATTCGAGGGGCAAGCTGTCGACCCTTCGGTTATTCCTTACACCTTGCTCGGAGAACTATCCGCAGTCGAGGCTATGGAAGCCGAACTCGAAGAAAACATCCGTCGAGTAGATCTTTCATGGCAAGAGAAAGCTTTAGCAACAGACAAGCTAGAGAAGCTCCGCACTGCCCAAGCCGTGGAAGCTGGTAAGCCAGCTCCTACTACTGCCGACATCGCGCTGGAAGTGCGAGGATCTTCCGAAGGTGCCTACCAAGAAGCCACCCGCAAGGAACTTATCCTCGCCAAGCATCTTGAAGATCCGGATGTCAAGTCTGCCAAGTCAATTAAGGACGCCTTCAAGATTCTTCAGCGCAAAGAAGAAGCTGCAAAACACGCACAGCTGGCCGAGGTAGTTGGCAAGACCCTTACGACAGACGATCATGTCTGCCATCACGCCGACTCTATCGAGTGGCTAACCCAACAACCTTCAGGACAATATGATGTCATTCTCACAGACCCTCCGTACGGCATGGGCGCAGATGAATTTGGCGACTCGGGCGGCCAGACTGGTGGCGCACATTTCTACTCTGACACGGAAGACAACGCCCTCCGTTGTTATTCCACCCTCGCAACCGAAGGATTACGCATTACCAAGCCGCAGGCTCACCTCTACGCTTTCTGTGATATCGACCTGTTTCCGAAGCTCAAAACTCTTTTCACGGAAGCGGGTTGGAGGGTCTTCCGCACCCCGTTGATCTGGTATAAGCCCGCAGCCTTCCGCGCCCCGTGGCCTGAGCACGGCCCCCAGCGGAAGTACGAGTGTATCTTGTACGCAATCAAGGGTGATCGCAAGGTGAACGCCCTCGCACCTGATGTTATCGAGTGCCCTCCCGACAAGAACATAGGGCACAATGCGCAGAAACCTGTGGCCTTATACAAGGAACTCCTGCGCCGGTCAGCTCGCCCTGGTGATCGCGTCCTTGACCCGTTCTGCGGCAGTGGCCCAATCTTTCCAGCTGCTCACGCCTCCCGCCTGTTGGCAACCGGAGTCGAACTTGACCCCGCAGCCTATGGTTTGTCGCTCAAGCGCATCCAGGATCTGGTTCCGTCGGACCAAGGCGAACTCTCGGTATGACCGGCCAATCCCGCAGGGCGTCACTCGTAGAGTCCGTCCTTAATATCCTGCTCGGATACGGGGTTGCTGTCACCGCGCAGTGCCTTATCTTCCCACTGTTCGGAGTCTACCTCCCTTTATCCGACAACCTCATCATCGGTGTACTCTTTACGGTAGTATCTCTCATCCGATCCTACTGGTTGCGCCGATTCTTCAACTACCTCCATGTCAACCAATATCTAAAATGAAAGGTGACAGCAATGCCACGCATGGGAATGGGGCCTTGCCCCGCCAAGATAATGATCGTAGGCGAATTCTACGGGGAGCACGACGAGCGTTCGGGCGAGCCCTTTATGGGGAACTCCGGCGCGGAACTGAACCGGATGCTCCACGAGGCAGGTATTTTAAGAACGGAGTGCTATCTCACTAACGTCGTCAACGCCCGTCCTCCGCGCAATGACCTTGCCGCTTGGATGGCGATGAAGAAGAAAGACCAGACTTCTACCCACCTCCAGTGGGGCGACAAGTGGGTACTCCCGATTGTGGTTCAAGGGCTCGAACGCCTCCAACGTGAGATTGAACTCGTCAAGCCAAACGTCATTATCGCGTTAGGCAACCTTGCCCTCTACGCCTTGACCGGCGCCTGGAGTGTTCTCAAGTGGCGCGGTTCCCAGCTTTCTACCCAATCCGGTATCAAGGTTATTCCCACCTTCACACCAGGCTCGGTCATGTACCAGTGGGAAAATCGTGCCGCCGCAGTCCTTGATCTCAAACGTGCGGCCAAGGAACGCAACACTAAGGAGTACACTAATGCCCCGAATTGGAACTTCCTTGTCCGTCCGTCAGCGGATGAGGCTTACCGGACACTCCGTCGCCTGTGCGACCAACTCGACCGCAAGGAGATTGAATGGATTGACTTCGACTTGGAAACTCGCGCGGGTCACATTGCTTGCGCGGGAATTTCCTGGACGCTCGAAGATGCTATCTGTATCCCCTTCATGTGCGTCGAAGATCGCAACGGCTATTTTGCGATCGACGAAGAGGCCGCGATTGTATTCCAATTATACCGCCTACTTACCCACCCGAACGTCAAGGTACGCGGCCAGAATCTTCTATATGATGCGCAATATACGTATCGGCACTGGCATTTCGTACCTCGCGTGGTACAGGACACCATGATCTCCCATCACACAATGTTTGCAGGCTTACGCAAGGCTCTGGATTTCCAAGCCTCGATGTACTGCGATCATTATGTGTACTGGAAAGACGACGGCAAGACTTGGACGAATGATGTAGGCGAAGACCAGCTCTGGCGGTATAACTGCATCGACTGTGTACGTACCCGTGAGGTGGGTGAGGTTGAACTCTCCGCAATTGAAAGCATGGGTATGCAGGAAGTCGAGGCATTCCAGCAAGCCCTCTTCTGGCCCGTCCTTCGCGCCATGCAGCTTGGAGTCCGTGTTGACACTAAACGAAGATCTGAGTTGGCGATGGAGCTGCAAGAAGAACTCGCCAAGCGTGAGCAATTCTTCATCGACCTGCTCGGCCACCCGCTTAACCCGAAGTCACCTACCCAGATGGCCAAGTTGTTCTACAACGACCTAGGCCTTCCTCCTGTCATGTCCCGCGCCAAGAAGGGTGTTCCCGCCCACGTTACCTGCGATGAAGAAGCCCTTGTCAAGCTCCGTTCCAAGGAACCCCTCATCGGGCCGCTGGTCGATGTCATCCTCCAATACCGCCAGATCGGGGTATTCCTCTCCACCTTTATTATGATGCCTCTAGACCAGGATTCTCGTATGCGCTGTTCGTACAATATCTGTGGTACTGAAACCTATCGTTTCTCATCCTCGAAAAATGCCTTCGGCTCTGGCGGCAATCTCCAGAACCTACCCAAGGGGGACGAGTGATGTCAACGAAACCGCTGATGGATTCCTTCCGACTCCCTAACATTCGCAAGCTGTTCGTACCCGACCCAGGGTTTACTATGTTTGACTCCGATCTTGACCGCGCCGACCTTCAGGTGGTGGCTTGGGAAGCGGGCGACACCGTTCTTAAGGAAGCTCTCAAATCCGGGGTCGATATGCACTTGCTAAACGCCTATGCTATCACTGGCCAAGAACCCCCGCAACTTGAATGGCTTGTTGAATCCCACGCCGAGTATCCTGCTATCCGTTCCCGCATGGAGAAAGGGCGGAAGCTTGCCAAGGCTTGGTGCCACGGTACGAACTATGGGGGCTCCCCGCGTACAATGGCTGTGGCCGCTGGCATTACCATCCGTGAATCCGAGATGGCGCAGAAGCGCTACTTCGGCCTGTATCCAGGTATTCTCGACTGGCACAAGCGTACGGAAGCCCAACTCCAATCCAAGCGCTACGTCACCAATGCGTTTGGCTATCGCCGTTATTACTTCGACCGGATTGAGAAACTTCTCCCTGAAGCCCTCGCCTGGATTCCGCAGTCTTCCGTCGCTAACTACATCGACAAGGTTTGGCTGAGTATCTACGAGAACCTTCCGGAAGTGCAGATCCTTCTGCAAGTCCACGATTCCCTGGTTGGTCAGTACCCCACTCACAAGGATTCCTTGTATCGTCAAGCTATCGTTGCGGAAGCACGGAAGATTGTCATACCTTATCCCGACCCCCTGATCATTCCTCTCGGAATCAAAACTTCCACCACTTCCTGGGGAGACGTAGCATAATGGCTCGGCGTCTAAAAGACTGGCTATCAACTTATGTATCCTACGCCTGCCATACCGAAGCCCCGCAGCAAATGCACTTCTGGGCAGGTGTGTGGGCTATCGCAGGATGCTTGCGCAAGAAGGTTTGGATTGACCAGATCGCATTCCGTTGGTCGCCTTCCTTTTACATCATCTTCGTAGCCCCGCCAGGTATTGTGTCGAAGTCCACGACAGCTGGCATGGCAGACAAGATGATTAAGCAAGTTCCAGGCATCAAGTTTGGCCCTGACATTGTGACATGGCCTTCCCTCGTCACGGCTTTTGCGGCATCGTGCGAAGCCTTCGAGTACCAGGGCGAATACCATCCAATGTCAGCCGTCAATCTCATCGCTTCTGAACTTGGCAACCTCGTTGACCCTTATGATAAGGGAATGATTAACCTCTTGATCGACCTATGGGATGGGAGAAAGACTCTTGAAAAACAAACAAAGATGTCAGGTAACGACCTTGTGGAAGGTCCGTGGATTAACCTTCTTGGTTGCACTACTCCTCATTGGATTGCTGACAATATGCCAAGTGCTACTGTCGGCGGTGGGTTCACCTCCCGATGCGTGTTCGTTTACGCAGAAGAAAAAGAACGGTTCATAGCCTACCCAAAATTCCACTTCCCGGAGGACACGGCCAAGGTTCAGGCTGATCTCCTCCACGACCTTGAACATATAGCAACTAACCTCTGTGGGGAATACACCCTCACACCAGAGGCTGTTGAATGGGGAACTGCTTGGTATGAAAAACACTGGAAAGTCGATGCCGATGCCGTGGAGGACGACAGGCTCGGTGGTTACATGGCGCGAAAGCAAACCCATCTCCACAAGCTCGCAATGGTTGTGGCAGCCTCCTGCCGTGACGAACTTATTATTACAGATAAGGATCTTCAATTCGCGGAGACCATGCTTACAGCAACTGAACCCGACCTCACCAAAGTCTTCTCCCGAATAGGTAAGACAGAGGAGTCGATGCAAGCCGACCGTTTCATAGCCTACGTCAAGAAGCGTGGGTTGTGCTCATATGAAGACGCCTATCGAATGATTCACTCTTACTTCCCAGACTTCCGCGATTTCGAAGGTGTGGTGTCTGGAGCAGCTCGCTCCGGTCAGATTGAACTCATAGCCAGGGAAACCGGATTCTGGCTTCAGGCTAAATAAGTACGAACGGATTAAACATGAATAACGCGCCCGCAAAACCCAAGCGATTCTCCATCCCCCGCGCTATCACAGAAGACCTTGGTTACTGCTGTATGTGGTTCTTCTTTTCCCGCTTTGGGAGAACCGGATTGATCGCTACACGTCTTGGTGTAGATCCTAGATCCGTCCGGGTTTACAAATCCAAGGTTACGAACGGGGAATGTACTTGCGAGAATAAAGACAACTGCATGAAGAAACTCGTCAAGATTCCCCGAACGTATTAACCTTACTTTTTCAGATGAGCGACGATACGGCTGCCGAACAGAAAGCCAAACGCGATGTTCGCAGCCTCAAGCCCCAGCGCCCGTGTATAATCATCAACCTGCAAGAACAAGGTACTCACACCTGCCACGATCACAATCAGTGCGCCGATATATCTCGACGAAGCGCGAAGGTCGACTACCCACTGACTCGGCGTACCATAGGGATTATCCAGTGCGGCCAGTGCTTGCATCCGGCGAATGTCGCTGTCATCCAGTTTCAGTTGTTCCTCAATCGTAGCCGGTTTGACACCTCCCGTCCACTTGTTGAAGAGTTGCTTTATAGCCTCTGCCCCCACGGGTACAAGGGCTCCGATTACAGTTTCCAGAATCATAGTGTTTACTCCATTTAACGTGCGGGGATAGGACGAATTAAAATCGGGGCGGTAATACCATTACATACCCCCGATCTTTTTAATCGCGCCACGGGGCGGGAACGGGGCGGCGCGGGCAATTCGGATGTCCGAAAAAAGCCCACACCACACCCGCACACCATCACGACAGGTTATCCAACTTGAAAATCCAGCCGAGAATATCAGCCGCGAAGTCATCGAGTCGAGCTTCGAGGGCACAGACCTCACCTGTCAACTCCTCCCGATTCTCTTCAATCCAGGCGACTAGACTTTTCAGACCTGTGAGGGTGTCGCTGGTGCTGGTAGTTGTAGTGATCGGACCAAGGGCTCCGAAGTTTCCGATGTAGGGCTCAACAAAGGAATCAATACCACTAATCAAACCATCATATATCGCGCTCAAAGTCTCATGCACATACCCTGACTTTGTTTTCCAGTGCTCGGCATGGGCAACATTTCGCAAGGCAAAAACTTTTCCAACTAATTCTTCAATCATGTTAATATCCTAGCTTGACGAAACCGTCAGAAGTTTTTACGAGAGCTTCTCGTCGCATCGCCGGGGCGAAAGATAGGTGAACCCAAGTCCCCTCCATAATGATCTGGTCGAAGTTGATTTTAGACTTGTGGATTGCGGTTACAATATCTTCGGGAGTCCCGTATCCTGGGGCGATGAAGTCGATGGCGTAGCCGGACATATGAGCTGAGCGGGGAGAACCACCAACAGCCGCATTAACGGCTGGTGAACGGTAGCCAGATGAGACGAGAACAGGAACTCCTAGGAGCTCCCGAACTTCGTCAGCCAGGTTACAGGTCAATGCGAGATTGGTCTTGATGTCTTCCGGCGGGGTGTTATCCAGACCACGGCGAACCGCAGTCTGGCTTTGCACCATTTCTTCGAGAGTGAAGTATTTAGATAGCTTCATTGGCCGGAGTCTCGGTTGTGGGGGTGTCGATTACTGGTTTGAAGTTGGGATCGTTAGGCCACTGAATGCTGGTCATGATGGCTTCAACCTCGTCTACAGTCTCGGCCAAGACGAGTGCAGCTTTGGTGACGTTAGCTGTTTCGCGGACGCTGGCGCGGTAGGCGTTCCAATCTTCGGGGATGGGAGTTTGTGTTTCCACAGATTTTGTTACCATCCAGTCGGAGGGGAAAAGGAGGCTGTACGCAGTTGCGTTGGTTTGGGTGGTGGCCGTTTCCTTGACTTGTTCCAAGTCTTTTGGGGTGTTGGTGTAGGTGAGGGTGGCTTCGTCAAGAGTTTCGGACACCCAGTAGTACTGCGGATTCGCGGGGGCTCCGATGACTTGTACTTCGACTAAGCCGATAGCAGCTTTCTCTTCGGCGGTAGATTGGTTAAGCCAAGACGGGGGGTACTGGATTCCGTCGAGGGTGAAGGCAGTGCCTTCGGTAACGTACTGGTTGAATTCGGCGTTGTAAAACATGGTTACTCCTATCGAGCGTTAGCGTATTTGAAAGGGTTTTCGGCAAAGGCCATATAGATGTAAGTACCGCCGCTGGCGTTGAGACTTAAATCAGTTGTTCGCGGCTTAAACCCATTGGACAAAATATCTGTTTCGGTAGATGACGTAATTTCTGCACTAGATGAATTTGGCAGTAATGAGTAATTGCAGACGTTGTATGGATTTCTAGCGGTATCTATAACTATCCATGAAACTGCCACATCAGTACGCTTCACCATGATATAACGGGGTTTCAGTCCACAATTAACAAACGGGCCATCAGCAGAGCCGTTGCCTGTGTAGCTGCCAAACTTGGAATATCCTGCAATCTCGGAGAAGCAGTAGGCGACAATTGTGTATGAGCCAACTACATTTGAGCCAATACTTAATACTGAGGATGAAGGAGCTGTGCTATTCCAAAAACCAGCACCGCCAGCGTTTTGTCCAGCCGTGGTGTTTAGGATTAGGTTATATCCTGCTCCAAGCGAAGCATGATAGGCAACCCAATCACCAACAGCGTTTCTTGTCTTAATTACAAAAAACTTTGGCGCAACGCCAAGCCCATGGCCTACTGTATAAGCACCACTAGCTGGCGTACTCCAAGTCACCACACTAAACCCAGCAGTAGGGTTAGCGGATACTTGTGAGGTAATAGAGCCAGCGGTGTTGGTTACTGCTGTGCCACCGGCTTTCCATTGCCAGCCGACGTAAGCATCACCAGTCCCATTCACGCTGTTGATTGAACTTGATCCAGTTGTAAGAGAAAAACCATTGGCATTGAAGGCAGACACTTTACCAGCAATACTTGATGCGCTTGCTAATTCGGCGTCTGTTTGGTTGGAAGAAAGCTGGTTTCCTGAACCTCTTACAGAGTCAAATAATACGTTCCAGTATGTTCCGCTGCTTCTGTCTTTTACCCAAACTAAATCTGGTTGAAAGCCTCCCGCGTTTGTAATTGAGCGACCGCTAACACTATCTCCAGTCCACAAAGTCGCATCCATATACTGATTGCCCTTCTTAATAGTCGGGTCAGGCAGGTTGAAGGTGTTGAGTGCCTTGAAGCCGGTTGGTGGGGTGTAGCTTAAAGGACGCTGGCCGAAGTTTACGTTGATAACAGACCCGGCGTTATTCTCATCGCATGCAAATGCTGTTATTGAAGTTCCGGCTGCTGTTGGCAACGAAATTGAACCCTGCGCTACGTTGTTCTTATAAAACTGAACCGTATTCGCATCGCAATCTAAAGCTACGCCAATTATATCGTTCGTCGTAAAGGACGAGCCATATGAAGTAAACGAACCATTAACAGCCTTCTGCCCGTTTGCGTAGTAACCAACATTGTTACTACCAGAAGTCCCTTTATCAATTTCTAATTTAGTGTTTGAGTCTATGACCCCAACAAGTGTCCAAGAAGTTCCGGTGGTAATGGTGTACTCCCAGTACCATTTACCAGAAGCCACCGCCATAGTAGCGAACGTACCATAAGCAGTTGGACTAGTTGTTGTTAAGTTCCCATTCTGAGTTGTTGTTGATGGCGATCCAACATTTGATGTTTTAAGTGGGTTCCATACCGCGTAGTTAGCCGCACTCGCACTCGTCAGCGTAGGCACATCCGTCATGCTGTCGTAGGTAGCACCAGCAGTCGTGCTGATATTGTTCGGCGTCCAGTTGTTACCGTTGCCAGACTTATCGTATGCCAGCGTGGTCGCGCTGGTGGTGTCGGTGAACGGCAGGTAGAAGCCGTTAGTGCCGTAGGTTCCGGTGTATTTCTTAGGTGTCCATACGCCGGTAATAGCATCAGTCTGGCCGAACGATGAAGGCGTGAGTGCTTGGCCGTCAATGAAGTTGACTTCGGCTAGGTAGCCGTCGAAGTAGTAAGCAGATGTGCGTACACTTCGCCCGATATTATGCGCAGCGGCGGTATTGACCGATGTATCGTAGTTTTGAGTAGGGTAGCTTGCAGAAGAAAATGCAGTTACTTCAACCCCGTTTACATACACCCGCACTCGATTTGCTGCGGTTGCATGAGTCGTGTCAAAAGCTATGACGATGTGATACCAAGACGAAACATCACGAAACACTTGTGACGTCTGAATCATCCAGAGATTATTTCCAGTTCCATCCATTTGCTGTATGCGGAAAGCATCGCCTTCAAAACCCCAAATCAATTCGCTGCTTGCGCTAAAGAAAAATTGGTAAGAGGATGACCCAATAGCCCCCCGCTTCACCCAGCTCGACCATGTGAATGTCCTGCGATTACCAGCACTCGCCGGAGTCCTGCTCAAATACGCACTAGCAGACGAACGAAAGCGCAGCGAACGGTTAATGTTATAACCGACAGATTCAATGGCATTGCTATTAGCCAGCATACTCATGCTAGCGCCCCTGAGCCTGTCACATAGACGTTCGTGCCGTCCGTGAAATAGCTCAACAGATACGTCCCAGCCGCACTAATCGAAGTCAGCAAACTCGCACCAACCTTCGTCGTAGCCGCAGCCGTCACGGCATAACCCCCTGTATTCACGAGCAAGACATACCCACTTTGCCCTGCCGTGATGTTTGTAAACGTCAGCGCAAACGTACCCGTCGGCGTACACTTGAAGTTGTTCGTCACGTTCATATCAAACGAGCCGTCATTATCTGTCGTGACCGTACCACGCTGACTCGCCGTGAACGTCTGCAACGCATTCACAAAGGCTGTGTTCGCGCTGTATGCTTGAACCAGTGTGCCGATATCAGCCGACTGGAGAAAGTTATTCAACTCCAGCGCAATCACGCGAAGCTCAATCTTGTCGGCTGCGTTCCAGGCTTGGGCACTCGTACCATCCTGACCACGCACGATCGTCAGTGTGTTACCACTCCGCGTCGTACACTTGACAATCTCAACGGCTCCCGCAAGGTTCGTCAGCGTCGCGTAGAAGTACACCGAAGCACTTGTCGTCGGGAACAAACCACCCGTACTCGAGGCTACCGTTAACGAGGTATCCCCAGCGGAAATCCCACTGGCCAGCGTCGTTGTCGCGTTATTCGTAAATTGAAATTTAGCCATATCCCCTCCGATTAACCTACGGTGATAGTCCAGTTAATCGTCAGTGCATCCAGCGGATCTTTGTTTTTCACGGCAAACACTACGCGAGAGAACATCGTGCCCCCGGAGGCTGCGTTAAAAATGCCAGCTTCCGTGATCGCACCCGTACCAACACCTTCTGCATACGTCGTCGAGAGGCTGACCACATTATTAGTCACACTAGACGTTGTAAAGGCTTGGCGCACAAGTTGCGATTCCAGGGCGGTGTCGGTCAGGGCGGCTGGCGTTGTACCTGTACCAATCGCCATGTGGGTGAAGGGGGACGAGCTCGTATTGATCAAGGCACTAGCTGCAAAGTTCTTTCCGGTATTCACGATCAGATTTTGCTTTTCCGTCGTCTGCGTACCATCGGGCTTTGTCAGGATGATTTCAACTTCGCCCTTCATTTTCAGGCCGTCATTTATGTTCATGGTGTTATCCTATAGCAAGGGTGTTGACTGCGGCGCCGTTCACAGCGGTCGAGCTGACCAAGGTGAATGTGACCGATTCCGAGAGGCCAACGGTTTCAGAAAGGTTGGAGGTAAAACTAGCTTGGGAGGTTTCGGAGAACCCAACGGACTCCATCATCCCATCGGTTACATTTTCGGATACGGTCTCTCCAAGCGGGAGAGGTTCCGAAACGCCAACAGTAGGGTCAACAGAGAATACTTCGGTAAACGGCAGCCCGTCGCTGAACGAGCGTTCAAAGGCAAAAGTCACCGCCTCGGTCAAAGTCAAAAGCTCAAAATCTTGCGGCGAAGCCGAGGCTGCGTTCACGGCAAGGTCGTTCACTGCGAACGTGTTGACCGCGCCGGTTCCGAACTCCTGGCCTCCGATATTCTTGACGTAATGGAAGGCTACCGTTTCCGAGGTCGGAAGCGTCTCATTCACATACTCTGTGTAGTTGATCGGAACAAACTCATTCGGCGGCATCGGCTGCGTCCAGGGGGGTGTCTGGACATCCGCAACCCCACGAACAAAGTCCTGTGGGTGCCGCACTTCCCAGTGCTCGGGGCAGACGTAGTACCCTTGCCAATGACGCTTCATGTATGAAGCTTTACGCTTCCGGCCGCACTCGTAGCAGACGACGTTCCAGTCGCCAAGAGCGAGATAATCGGCGCGGCCCTTTGGAGGTGTTGTCATTGGTTTGCCTCCATATACTTACGAGTTCGCGCAGCCGCACGTTCCTCGCGCAAGGCTTTAATGCGAGCAGCTTGTTCGGGGTGCATGGCCTGGATCTCCTTGCGCTTGGCTGCGGCTTCGGATTTACGCTGCCGTTCCCAGGCACGTTCTTTCCCGCCGAATTGGTGAAAGTATAGCAGGTCACCTATAACAGGCATATACCGAACGGCGGAGGGATCTCGCCGCCAGATGTCGTCAAACATTTTGAAAGGGGGTGCGACCATACCCATGACAGCTTCGACGGGACGGCCTGACGCTACCTTCTCCGTTTGGTATTTCGACCAGCCAATAGTCTTCATGATGTTCTCGACAACCTGAGCTTCGAAATCAATCGGCTTGCCAAGCAACCAGTCGATTGTCGTATTCACGGCAACACCGGCTGCTGTCATTCCAGCGGCATAACGGATAAGGTTAGTCACCCCTTCCTTCACATCGCCTTGCTTGATCTTTTTATACATATCGTTTCGGATCAGGTCATATTGCTTGAGCTGCCACGACTTGAGCATATACAACCAGCGCCCGTTTGGGTTCGCCGCGTAACTTGGTGGCAGCTCCGACATGGTGACTGGCTGGGAGCGTGTAAGATCTGCGAAGGTCGTTGCGAGAACGTCATCAGACAAACGGCCTGCTTTCAGATCCTCGAGTAGTTGGACAGTCCTTTCAGGGCCGAGGGTCTGTGACCAGCGTTCGGCCAGTTTGATCTGACCGGCGGGAGTCTTTGCCAACGATTTGTTCTTGATGATCGAAGCGTTCATGTCGAGCGTCTTCATCGAGAGGTCGGCAAGGGAGAACCCAGACGCCTTGAATGCTTTGTTCAGGAATCGAGCGGTTCGACCTTGGTTGACGAACTCTTCGGCTAAGTGATCCATCAGCCCGAAGTCGGCAGCCCGTACAGGATTTTTCCCACGAAGGCCTTGGACGACTGCCACAAGAGTTGGCTTGACGCCGTACTTGTAATAGATTGTTCCAATGTCTGCTAGCTGACGTCCGGCGGAAATCACATCCGCTAGCAGCCCGATGTTGGCAACGTTCTTGACAGCTTGGATTCCTCCAGCACTCCCCTTCTCACCACCTTGAAAACGGTCGCGCAAGAGTTGCTGCAGCGCTGGAACCTGCTCAGGAGTCATACGACCTTCCCGAATTTCGCGAGCAACCAGCTCCCCTAGAGACGTGTCAAAATCAATCTTCCCGTCACGAAGTTTTAAGTCCTTCCCGAACAGATCCGCCTTAGCAATTTCTTTCGCAGCATTACGGATATAGGTATGCAAGCTCTCCACAGGGTTCGCATAGAATGGAAGCATCTCCTCCGTGATTTCGCCAATCTTTCGTCCCTTGAGAAAGCCAACTTTTGACCGACCCTCAGGTGACTTCAAATAATTGTTGATGACGTTAGAGACTTCAAGCTCCCCCCACGGCGTACCTTCGCGTATGGCACGAGTCTGGGCATCAGCCAACTTTTGCTGCAAAGCATTCTTGGCTTCCGCGCCCAAAGTGTTTAGCAAACCTTCCCTGTCCAGAACAATACGAGGGTAGTAGCTTTCCCGCCAATTCTTCAGAATCCCCCGCGACTTCATCTCCTGCCCCAGGTTATCCAGTACACTGCGCATGGCAACAAACTGTCGGGCAAGTTCGGGGCTTCCAATTTCCCGAAGCACAGCTTCTGCACCCCCCTTAGCTCCAGTGAGCAGGGCGGTGGAAAGTTTATTATAAGCGTCCTTGGGTAGGTGGATAAGTTCCCGCACCCAGGGGTCTGTAGCTTCTAGTGCTTGGTGTGCGCGGGTGAGTAAATCTTTTTCGTAAAAGACGGCAACACGATCACCTAGAGCCTGATTGATGTTGCGCAGCTGGGTAGACAAACTCCCCAGCGTACGATCAATAGTTTGAATACCGCCTTTCTGAAGAAGCTTGGGCGCAAGTCCAGCAGCTGCCCCACCGAATAGCGTGGCAAGCAGGTCTCCCTCTTCGGATAGTGTATAGCCCGCAAGAGCTCCGCCACCAACAAGGCCGATGGTTTTGGCTTTCTCCGGATTAGCCATTAACGCATTTGCAATGTCGGAGATAATCGGCGCGGCACCTGCCTCGCCAGCTCTTGGGCCTCTGAAGACAGAACCGAGGGCACCCCCTTCCGGCGCGGGAAGCATTGGTGGTGTACCACCCTCTGGCAGCGCTTGCACACCCGGCTGGCCAACTACGGTAATCTGCGGAACACCGTCAGGGCCGACAGCCTCGGGGGGTAAGACTTCTCCTTGGAGTACACCTTCCGACAGCGGGCCAGAGCGCAGTTCTTCTCGCCGCGCCATGAGCTCGTCAAGTTTCTTCCCGACCAGCGGATTCTTCTTGCGGACAAGTTCGACTTCCTTCTTACTTGCCCCGCGTTCCATCAAGTCGTATGCCAGGGCTTCCGCATTGAGCTCGGCGTCTTTCATGCCGCGAGTGATTTGTTGCGCAGCGGTCAGAACGTCTTGTTGCGTGACTGTTTCGCCACTAGACTTATTGGCCTTACCGAGAATGGAGTCAACCGTTTCCGGAGAAACTTCGCCCGAGCGTAGCTCCTCCTTCGGCACCTTGCTAAAATCCATCCGACTGAATTTGGAACCGGACGGGACGGTCGAAGCTTTTTTGGCAACGCCAAGCCCGCGAAAGCCGAGACCAACCATTACTGTTTCGGCCAGCATCTGAGCATCTTCTTTCAGGATGACTCCGCCCGTCTGATCTTCAAGCCACTTTGCACCTTGTTCGATACCGGAGCCAACAGCTTCCATAGCTTTGCCGCCGATGGATTCTTCTGGGGCTGCGCCAAGTCCGCGGGCGAAGGCTTGTGCTGGTGCGGCAAACCCTCCGAGGGCTTCTTGCGTACTAGTCTTTACACGCGCTGCACGTTCAGCCGCAGCCTTGCGATCCTCCCCAGATACTGCACTCAGGGCGCGAGAGGTGGCTTCCGTAGCAAGCCCATAGGCTTGAGCGGGCAGCCCCAAGATCATGTCAGCAAGTACGGGGACACTTCCCAGAGCCGACTTAAAGTCTTCCGCCATCCCACTGACAATCTTTTTTCCAGCTTCCACCACACCACCTTCGTGCGGAGTTAAAGCGAAAAGACCAGCTGATTTCTCGGCTGGTTTTGGTGCGTTCGTTTTATCCTCGGATAACGCGCCCGTATTCTGGGAGGTCAACCATTCTTCTGGCGACATCACCGCGCCAGTCTGTTGCCCCCCACCTTGTGACGCCAGCCATTGTTCAGGCGTTTGAAAGGTCATGTTATTTTACTCCCATCGCCTTTTTATACTGAGCCCATTGGTCGTCCGTGAATTTCGGAGGGCGGGTTATTGTCTGACCGTTGATGGTGACAGACTCCCCGCTTCCGGCTGGGGCTTGTTGCTGCGGGGCTGCACTACCGGCTTTCGGTTTTAACTCTACTTTACCAAACCACTTTGGCGGAGATTCCGGAAACCGATAGGCGTTGTCCGCTATTGCCTGATCCATAGCAGAATCTGCATCCATACCCTTACCGATAAGTTGGCGAGCCTGGGTAGCGATACTGCGAGCTAAAGATTCATTTGCCACGGGAGCGATCGTTTTAAGGTCACTTTCTGAAAAACCTTGCGATAGCAGGTAGCTCTTATAGGCACTTTCAGCCCCAGCAACTTCATCCTTCGTAACTACATTCTTCATGTCGCCGGTTTTTTTAAGACGTTCTTCCCGCTCTTTATCCAGTAAAAGTTCTTGTTTGCGTAAGTCTATATTCATTTGACGAATTATAGCTGCATCTGCCGAACGTCCAGCTTGGGCAGCCAGCTGCTGTTGCTTCAAACCCAGCAACATTTTGTCTTTCGCAGTCATGAAGCTAGTCTTCAGGGCGTTGGCAATGCCAGGACGATAGGGCGTACCCATTACCTGCATTTCCATAGGCGTAGGATTTGGATTGTTCGCTAAGTACGAAGCTTTCGCAGCTTCCCAACCTGCCGGTGTGTCTGGGTAAAGTCCGACAACACTCGCGAACTGGTCAATCTTTGCCACATCCGCTTCAACCCCTGCTTCCAAAGCCTGCCCTTGGTACAGCTTCGCGTGAGCATCGCGCTGACGGATTTGGGCGGCACTGCTAAGCGCCTTTTCCGCCTGCCCCAGCATACCAGCACGAAGAGCCGTCGAGCCTGCTTTTTCCAGCATATCTGCAGACGAGCCCCCCATGTCAGACATCCCTTGGAGAATGTCCGCCATACGAGACTGGTCTTGCATCTGCTGGATGCCAGCGATGTTTTGAATAGTCTGGCCAATGCTTGTATCAAAGCTGGGCATTTAACTTCTCCGATTGAACATGGTGGCATAAAGCAAAGCGTTCGGAATACTTGGAATAGCGTTTTGGAACATATTCGCCGCATTGAACTGACCTTGCAGTCCGGTTGCGGTATTGCTCACCCCTGCCAAGTTTGCCAGATTCGCTAACTGCTGTTGGTAGAATTGACCACCATAATTTGCCATTGCGTTCATCATGTTGCCAGAACCCTGATAACCTTGCGAAGCCAGCGAGCGTTCGATTGCTTGCATACCGGCTTGATACCCAGGAATGTTCTGAATCTGATTCGGGTTTTGCATCAGTGCATTAAGCTGATCCCCGTACTGTGCGCGGTAGCGAGCCCAAGGATCTGCCGCTTGTGAGGCTTGGCGAAGTTGGTTAGCTTGGTACATACCGATACCGGCGTTAGCCAGACTGGATAATCCCAGCATAGTACCAAGCCCACCAATACCACCGCCGCCACCCATAGCTGCACCACCCCCGCCCATGCCGAGCGAAGCCATCAAACTTTCAAACATACCACCACCTCCTGCGGCTTGCGCACCGCCTTGAATACCAGGAACGCCAGCAGCTTGTGCTTGCATCAATGTGTCGTAAATACCACCTTGGCCAACGGGGATTTGCCCGCCAGCACCAACAGTCATTTCGGGGGCTCCGGCTGCCGAAGCGTAGTTCAAAGCGTTAGCTTCCACCAGAGGGGCAGGAGGTTGCAGATTCATAAGGGCTGCGTTCTCGGCACTTGACAACACCGGAGCTGCGGCTTGTTCCGCCAAGATTCCGCTACCAGCACCGAGCCCTGCGCCAGGCAGAGACGACGAGGCAGTACCAGCAATCGGGGCGGTACTACCCCCCAACCCACTCACGCCAGTACCGGACAGCAAACTTTCACTACCGAAACCTGCGGCAGGTGTACTGCCAATACCTGGGATAGCTGTACCGGCTTCGCCCGCCATAGATGCTACACCGCCAGGGGCGGCTGCGGGGGCACTCCCCCCAAACATTCCCGAGAAGCCACCTTCGGCACCGCCGAAGTAACCGCCAGCAGCGCCGCCAAGACCGCCAAGCAGTGCGCCTTGTCCGCGATTCTTATAGTTTAAGATACCACCAGTACCCGCACCGACAAGCGCCCCGCCTAGCAAGCTCGCGCCAGCCATCTGCCCAAACATAGCAGCACCTACTGGGCCGCCAAGTGCAAAGCCCGCAACCGCCGGAAGCGCCGCCTGAACAAACGGGCTGCCAAGTACATCGCCCACCTCTTTAAACACAGGCGCGTTTTGCAGGCCAATTGTTTTGTCAATGCCTGTAGCATGACCTAACCACCCACCGCACATATCAAATCCTTTTCAAAGTGTTGAACCCCGTAGTTTGGAATCCAAGCTTATTAAACAATCCGGCAACTCGATCTATACTGCCAGTCGCAGTTGACTGGCCGAGCTGCGCATACTTCGCTGACTTTGACTTAGCCCAGTCTTCAAACATCCGAATAAACCTGCGGGAAACTAAACCACCCCTAAATTCCGGAGTGACATAATTCACCAAATCGGAGGCTGAAAGAACCTCGAACAATGGGTGTTGGTAAATGCCTCCGATAAACAATCCAGCTGGAGTATCACCATCGTAAGCAATTATACACACAAAATCCGGGTTTGTCAAGACTTTTGTAACCCCCTGCACAAAGGTCGTTGTGTCGTAAATACTTTCCTGAATAAACCGATCAAGAAGCCATACGGTGTCTTTCAGATTAGGTTTCAATTCATAGCGCATTATTGATTCACCTGATTTACAGAGAGTAACATGGACGGAATGGCCGGACGCGCATAGGGGCTTGTTTGCGCGGCACTTGCTACAAAGGAAACACTTGTACTGTCGGCTGCCCAGACAATTTCGAAATAATCCCCAGCACCCATTTGAATTTCAAAATTCCAAGCGGGCACCAGTACATCCGAATTACTCTTGATTGTCATTTCGGTAGCAGAGTTTGCTACATCTACCCCGTTTTTCCGGAACCAGATAAACACACTGACCGAACTGGAATTGGTACTTCGCAACTGCCCTGAAAACTGAAAGTTATACCAGCCGGGATTAGCCGCAACAATCCTTGAAGTCGGTGTACCACGACTAAATCCACTACCAACATCAGTCGCATTGAAGGTAACTGTCTGCGGAGTGTTTGCCGCACCGATTGACTGCGTTGTCGAATCCGAAAACACGCCGTAGAATAAGCGAGGCTGCGGAGTTACCCGTACCAGAAGTATTCCGTCTGTGGCCGAGACGGTCATTACAACGGCCACGGCAACGATTATATTCGGGGGTAATGGTTTGGTATTGGTGAACCCGCCCGCGTTCGTTGGTGACGCATACAATACGGTTCCCGCCCCCCACGTTTCGCCATATAATGCCCCCGTGGTATTCACCCCCCGAACATATCCGAATTTTGTTACAATCCCCCTGGCGTTATTCAGAAACTCCATCGTAGTCACGCCCATCGCATACTCAGGTGACATCGAACCATCAGCAATGAAAGGCTGGATAGTCGGGTCGCCGCTGGATACGCCGGAGAAACCTACAAGTCTACCATTGGCGATTGTGCTGCCGGTAGTGTTTCGACAGGGCGGGTAGTACTCCTCCATCCCAAGCGACAAATTGACATCATCAAAACCCATACCGAGGTTAAGTGTACCCTGGGTTATGTCGGCTTTTAATCTGTACTGAGCGTCAGCCCCTACGAGAGAGGTAGCGAAATCAATATTGTTGATATTCGGGCTGATTAGAGTAGGTTCAGTCTGCTTGACAATCGGGCCAGTGCCGGTGAAGGTGGCAGTAAAGGCGACGAGGGTCGCGTGCTCTGCGGCTGTGAAATGGTAGTACTCCCCTGTCGCACCGCCTTGCTTCCCGAGTGTCGCATTATGTTGGACGGTACTTGCGCCGCCGGAGTTTTCGGTAATATACTGTGCGATGTCCAAAAACCATTTCAGCCAGATCGGATTGAACTGGCTGCGGCGGGATACCTGATCGACAACAACTGGGTCGGCGTAGGTAGGGGGTGGGGTAAAAGCGGCCATTACAACGTTCCCAACTCGATTTGCATTTCAAGTGCTTGGATGCGGAACGGGGTGTTGCAGCGATGACGTAAATGATGGGCACGCCGCCGAAAGCTGCCACACTGAGTGATTCGTGGGCGATGGGTGCTCATATCCACGTTGCGGAAATTCGACCAAGTTTGGTAGTCATCATCTGACTTGCGGATTTGAACTATACTACCATTCGTCTGATCTCCGATAAAGTCGATGCTGAGCATATATTTCTTCAGCCGTGTGCCGCCATCATAATTCGGAGTGTACAGGTCCACAGAAAACAGCTCGCCATTATCCGTGTACATCATGTCTTCGAAGTTGTAAATAATCCCATCATTCGAGTGTTGAACAAGCGGGTGCTGGCTGGGGGAGAATGTGGACGAAATCAGGCGCAGATAATTTCCACTCGTATCTGTCCACTCGTACCATCGTTGCAAGTTGACATCGTACACTAGAGTCTTGTTGACTGAAGGTACTGTGAGCCCGTACCACTTGTGGCCGGACATCTTGGCTGTCCAGGATTTAACCCCTGCAAAATCTGCGTCTTCGAGCAAGCGGTCTACGGGAGCGGTTGAAATCTGAATTGCTTTGAGCCCTGTCATAGCCATGACGCTGACAGAGCCGCTTCGAGCCTGGGCTACCCAAAATAGTGTACCTTCCATTTCTTGCAAGGTGCCCGCACTACGACAGCCCACACTAACTTTTGCACCTTGGACAGACGCAAGCGGAGAGCCAGTCGCATTGCCAGCATCATAGAAGACTTCGACACTCCACTCTTTAAAGGCAACGACGTAGACAAGTTGCTTCGCCAGAGCCACACCGCCGTCCGGTTCGATCTGGGCTTTGATCAGATTTGTCGGGTCCCAAGTCTGGGGGTCGTTGATAGCCGAGCCGTAGATATTAGCTTTAATATCCATGACATAAGTTGTGCCATCCAGGTAGGCTGAGCCCTTCACAGCTGCGGAAGGGAAATCGGTGTCGGTCACCTGTACCAAGCCGTTTGTAGTGTCGTAAGTATACGCCTTGACACCATTGTTCATAAACAACTTGGGAGTGCCGCCAAGACACGAGCTGAAAGCATATACACCATTAGTCGTATCTACAGTGCCAGATACCGCCACATTATTCTTAAAGAGCTTATCCCCCCAGATTGCGTAAACTGCACCTTCCCAGTAGAATATACCCAAACCGGCAGCCGGTGTGCCACTGTTGGAATAGACTTCCAAGCCAGGACGCTTGAACACCATAACAGACTCTTCGGAGATTTTCTCCAGAAATCCATTGACAAGGCGAGCATCGCGGTTGGTAGTCTCATCGCGGTTCTCTGGTCCAATTACCAGAGGCAGGCGTACAGGCTGACGGTCGGGCATATTGGTTACTCCGAGATAGCTTCTAAACGGGCTACACGAACTTCGAGGTGGGTAATGCGGCCATGCAATTCATCCTTGATATCTTGCATAGCTACCGACATGGTTTCAAGTTTGTCGTAAAGCTTGCTACCAAGCCAGCCGATAATGCAGGTTAAGATTGCGAAGAGTGCGGCAACAAGTGAAAGAGCAATGTTGAAAAAAGCTAGAGTGTCCATGACATTACCTGAAAGAACTGGTTGCGTAAAGACCGCGCTGATCGGGGGCGAAGCTTGTCGAAGCATCTTCGACATCCCAGTCTTCGAGCATATGCCGATAGTACAAGGCTTTGCTTTCACAGCGTTGCATAATAGGTGAAGGCTGCCCCGTGGCTAACTCGTCTGCAAGCCCCCAGCGCAAGGCCATAGCCCACTCAATCGGAAAGCCGTCGCTATCGGTCAGACTAACCATGTTGGAAGCTTGGGTTTCCGTAATAACGTGGGCGGTGCCAGTGGCTGCTTGTACATCGGGCACAAGCCAGAAATGTACAATCAACTCTGCGGCTTGCTTGTCCACGAAATACGAGTTAAGCTGACCAGTTTGAGTAACCTGCGACAGGCGGGTATACTCTTCACGGGAGAGGCAGACAAGCGGGCGTCGGATACTATTTCGGTCAAGGTTGTAAGCTTGAATAATCCGCAAAGGCTTAGTCATCGCAACACTGCCGGTGGGCGACATTGTGTACGTACCTTGCCCGACAACCAGCGGAATAGCAACATCTTGAATAAGAAACAGCTTCAACCCTTGCGTCTGCCACAGATTGACCATATCGTTAAGGCGGGAAAGCCCGTCGGCATACTGCTCACCGTTAGGCTCGTCCCCGTCTTGAACGAGCCCCGCATCCTTGTAGGCTAAGCGGATTAACCGCTGAGCTGTGTGGAATGTCGGGGCGGTTGTCATAGTTCTGGCCCTTGCTTAATCAGGTCTAACAGGATGGTGAACGTCTGGGTGCCTGAAGAGTATCCGGTTGTTTTAACCAGAATGTCACCAGTCTTGCCCGCACCTGCATTATTATTGATACCGCCAGAACGCTGTTGCAGAATTTCTCCACGACCGGCGAGAGCTGTCAGTACCACGTCCGTAGTCGCATCCCACAAAAGTTGCACACCGATTCCGTCTGAAATCGAGTATTCAATCTTGTCCACGCGCACCTGAGTCGGAGTCGGCAGTGTGCCACCACAGTTCAGCGCACTAACGTCAACAGCAATGGTAGAGGCCAGATCACTAGTATCCAGAATACCAACCAGCTTGACATTGACATTACGTGCGCCTTCCTGGATGACTTCCGTAGTAAATACGTTAGCCATGACTTACCCCTTATCGAGCGAGTTCGTCAGATACTACGGCGAAATCTACAGTCAGGGTCTTGGCAGCAGCCGCACCGGTCACGACTTGCAAGACGGGTGTTAGAACCACAGTCGGCAGAGTTGGGGTCACGCGGGTCTTAAGAACGCCGTCCACAAACACTTGTAGTTCCGAACCGTTGTAGTACCAACCAAGCTCCATATAGGAGGTATTCGCGGTCTTGACACCAGCGGCAATGGTAGTTTGAACCGTGGCAACTTCGGCCACCAAATTAACAGTGGTCGAACCGGACGCCTTGGAAAAATACAGACCGTTGTCGGGGGCAGCAGCGTCAGCCAAACCCACCAGCATCGAGGAGGCAGAGGCATCACCAAGCTTCACACGGAAACAACCCCAGGCTTTCTGACCAGAAACAAACTTAAAGGCTTTACCGGCGAGAGTCAAGAGGGCGGAATCGGCACTTGTGGTCGTCGTCGTCAGCACTACCGCACCGCCTTGGTCAGAACCGAGCGCAGCGGTCGGAGTACCGACACCGGTCAAACCCCAGCTAGGGGCCAAAGTATGAAAGTCATCGGAAAAAACCTGAACGGCCAAACCAGCGGCAGAGCCGCTGTGCACCGGATCGGGCAGCGGAAGATTGCCAAGGGGCTTATTGGAGGCTACGGTTGTCAGGCCATAAGTATAACGAACGGGAGAACCCATGATAATTCCTTTACGTTGATAGTCAACGCCCGAAGGCGTAAAGGGGTTTGAGGGTGCTGCTGTCTTACGGGCGGATTATATCTCAATAACCCGCTCGTAAAACAGCCCCGACTGTGCGGGGCTGCTTCGTTTGGCTTACGGCCCGTTGGAGCCGAAGATGCCGCGAGGATCGGTACAGCCGACCGACAAACGCATATAGGTTGCAGCCTTTGCGTTCTTGGTGTCGAAATCGTTGTCCTGATCAAACATCGGGCGATCACGCCAGAACAGTGTCATACCGTTCGGGCAGTTCGTGCGGACGAACCAGGCGTGAGGGCTGGTGAAGTAGTGGTTCATCTTGATGCCTTTCGGGAAGGCATTCGTAGCGTTCAACACGTTGATGTTGTTGTTCGCTGTGTTCGATTGAAGCACCGACTTCAGGATGCGGTTGGCATTATACCACTCTTGACGAGAGATATGCAGCGACTCCGGCATGATGTTGATGAGCAGGCCGCGATCATTCTGCGTACCCATGATCTGGATGCACAGGTCTTCGAGGGCAGCTTCCGACAGATCGGCCGGAGGATTCAGCGCATTGCTGTAAGTACCGCCCGAAGCGTTGGTGTGTGCCGTCGAAATCAGGGCTTGACCATCACCAGTGGTGAAGTAGCTCGACGAGAAGGCGTTGTTGTACAGGAAGGCGCCGACATTCTCAACCGTTTGGTTAATAGAGAAAGCGTTTGCCTTTGCACGACGCATCGACACTTCTTCGTACAGGTTATCGCGCAGCTCTTCGTAGGTTACGATGTAACCCAGCGAATACGCAATGTGCGTGTACGTCGAGATGATGCCTTGCAGTTCCGAGTCGTACGACACCGGAGCGCCTTGGCCCTTGACCGGAGCCAGACCGAAGCCGGTTACCTGAACATCCTGCTCGTAAGCCTTGTCCGAATCTTGTACATCGTACAGATCCGTGTACTCAGTTGCGTGCTCATTGTACACCTGACCCCAGATTGCGTGGACACCTGGCCACAGCAGTTTCGGGTGGGTGCTTGTGTTAATTACACCTGCCATGTTGCTCTCCCGTTATACGCCAGCCGTACCAGCGGCCAGTTCGTGGTTGTTGATTTTGACCAGCCACTTGGCGTAGGCACCAAATGCGTTTTGCTGGCGACGGACGAGGCCCATCAAACGGACTTGCAGGGTTGCGCCAGTACCTTCGCCGGAGTTGTCGATCTGCCAGCCCGACTGATAGCCGTTGTTAGTACCGGCAAGCAGGTTTGCGTTCAGGCCAACTTCAGCAGCGGTGAGGGCAGTGCCCGTACCCACTTCCTGAGCTTCGAACAGAATGTTCGGATCATCAGCAACCATGACGTAATAGTTTTGCGACTTGGTGGCGGGGATAACAGTGGTGTTCAGGTTGTTCGGGTCGGCCATCAAGCCTTCCGTAGTACCACACCCAACGATGACACCGCGCACTGCGTTGCCAGCACCGGCAGTCGCCAAGGTCACACCCGGAACACCGTTAGTGTCAGCCGAGCCGCTCGAGGCTACAGGGTCGCCAATTGCATAAGCGTTTGCATCAGTGCTTGCGATGAAGTAGAGACGGGCTTGACCGTTCCACGGAGCGCCGTTCAGATACTGTGTAGGCCACAGACCTTTCGGCTGGTTTACGTTCGCCATTAGGATCTCCTAGATTTGCGAGTGAATAGTTCCGCAACATTCTTCTTGTGGGATTCTGGGACATAGCGATTTTCCGAACCATTCGGATTATTGCCTACATCCGCACCACCGCGAAGGGTTGTTGCAATCTGTTCGTTCCTATCTTCAAGTTTGGCTTGATCTTCTTCCCACCAGTCCTGACGAATCTTCATCAGGTACAAGCGGTTGGCTTGGCCGTCCTGACCAAGATCTTGGCCAGATACGATACTCACTCGTGTTCCCATGTCTGTATTGCCGTCTGCACCCGCGTTATCAGCGAGTCCGAAGTTGTTTACTTCGACTTCACCAGGTTCGACAAATTCGTAACCTGCGGCAAGAGCTTGGGAGATTCGGCCTGGGTTCCCGTTCATCCAGTGTAGGTGGTAGCCTGGGAGGTCGGGCACCGACAGCTTTTGCTGCGGCAGCGACATCGGGATACGGGTACGCTCGGCTTTGGAATCTTTCACCAGCGAGGGATTGACTTGATTAGTGGCTTGTGTCATGCTTGTTCTCCAAATACCATGTCAGCGTAGTACTGACGCCATGCGGCTGTGTCCTTGAAGGCGCGGCCTTCACCTACGAGCTTCTTGGCTTGACGGTCGCAAGC